GAACGCGGGCTTTGCTGGAGCCACATCAGCGACGGCTTCCACGGCGACGTGATCACCCTGACCATCGGGCGGGCGGCGGCAGACACTTGGGTCGGCGACCGCTGGGACGGCACCATCTGGAACAGCCGACTGGAGCCCAGCTTCCAAATCAAGTGGGCCGAGGTCAACGGTCGCGGCGAGGGCTGGTACATCGACCTCGATGAAGCCGCGAGCATTGGGCGCATCCAGATGGAGCGCTACCGCGCCAACCACACCGTCTGCCGGGAAGCGCTGGGCGACGCTTTCAAATCGACGGCCCTGCGCTGGCTCCGGAAACAGCCGAAGATGAAAACCTGCAGGCTGGAAGACATCGAAAAGATGGAACGGGTCTGGAACAACGACGGCAAGCGCCGCTTCGAAATCACGGCGAAGGGCAAGCGGTACACCATCCGCTGACGCACATGGCAACCGCTCCGGCGGTTCCGGTTGAGGGCTCCTGAATCGGGAACCTTCACCCGGAGCCACAGGCTTCCAAATCAAGAAGGAGGTACACAACCATGAAGTTCATCGACCTGAACGACGACAGGGTTTACACCCTGCAAGACCTGCGCCGCGATTGGGCACAGTTCCGGGAAGAAGACCCGGAGAATCATGCCGACCGCTTCAAAATCGAGTTCTTCAAAATCCTGATGGCGACCATCAACGGACGGAACGACCTCGAAATCATCGGCATGACACACCGGGAAATCAGCAGGCTGACCCTTCGCCTGCGGGCACAGCTTTTGAATTAAGCTGGGCTGCAGGCACACAACCGTATTGACTTCGCCGGGCGGCAGAGGGAAACTGAACCTGCCCGGCGCGGGAGCTTTGAAATCAAGGAGGACACAGCATGAAGTACATCGCATACGGCTCAAACATGGTTCAGGAAAAGATGGCATTCCGCTGTCCGGATGCCCGACTCATCGGCACCGGGTACATCAGCGGTGCGCGGCTGGAGTTCTACCTCCACGCCACCGTCGAAAGGACAGGCGACCAGCGCAACCGCGTCCCCGTTGCCGTCTGGGAAATCAACGACCGTGACGAACGGAGCCTTGACCGCTACGAAGGATACCCCAGCTACTACATCAAGGAGCGCTGGCCCGTGCACATGTCGGACGGCTCTCAAATCGAAGGCATGATTTACATCATGAAGATGATTCGCCAGTCGCCGCCCCACAGCGCCTACTACAAGGGCATCGAGGACGCCTACCGGAAGCTCGGCCTGCGCTCTCAAATCAACACCATCCTGAAGCCCGCGCTGGAGAGAAGCCTGCAGCGGGGCACACACTGGTAAGACAACACCTGGACAATACCTGCTGCAGGGACACACGAATACAGCCGCTTTCCAATCCGGAAGGCGGCTTTCATCGTCTCAGGGCGGCTTTCAAATCCGCGCCGTGTTTGGCCCACGTTCGCGCCGCTTCGCCCGGTCGGGTTCTTCCTCGGCCCCCGCCCCAAAGCCCGCGACAGGGGCCAACGTGGCGGCGACGCGGGCAAAAGGAAAAGCGGCCAGCGCTTGGCTGAACCGCTTTCAAATCCGCAGGGGCTTACTTCGCTTTGGTCAGGTGGTCTGCGGCGACCTCCACCGCGTCGTTGTTCTGCCGGAACCGGATCACGATCTCACCGTCGGCCACCGTATACAGCGCCTGGAAAGGCTCCTCCCAGATCTGTGTCAGGCCGGGACATTCCTTCATCGCCGCGATCCGGAGGGCTTTGAAATCTGTGCCCGCCTTCCACTGCTGGAAGATCCGGATCAGGCGCGGTACATGCTCTGCCTTGATGGTCTTCAGCGCTTCCTCGCCGGGCACCGCTTTGAAATCCGCTGTGGCTTCACCCTCCCGGAACTGTGCCCAGCACTCCAGCGGGAGTGGATTCCGCATGAAGTCCAGCATCGCTTCCGCTGTGCCGCAGTCGTCGCACACGTAGATGCCGTCGGCATGTCGGCTCAGCGCGTTGGTGTACAGATCCGGCTTCATGGTGTCCCGTCCGCATCGCGGGCAGGGCATCTTTTCTCCGGCTTCCTGCCGGGCTTTCAAATCCAGCAGGGCTTCCTGAATATTCTTACTCATTGGTGTTCGCCTCCTCAACCATGACCTCCAGCACCGCCGCTTCCTGTTCGGCCAGCCTGCGCTCTCGCCGGAGAGCGGTGTACTTTTCCTTGTGAGCCTGCATCTTGTCGCCGCTTCCGAAGGCACAGTAGCCTTTCAGGTGGCCAAGCAGGATTTTCCGCTCGGCTTTGAAATCCGTGCCGTGGTATCCCAGCCGCTGGAGCCAGACGTGCGCGAGGTACTTCTCGTTCTGGTCGTCCGGTTCCACCCGCTCCGGGAAAACCCGTGTGGCCTTCATCGCCGCGTCGTAAATCCGGTTCAGCAGGTTGGCGTAGGTTGTCCAGCGCTCCGGCTGTGTCTCGTCAAAGGGAAACGTCATGCTGACCTTTCCGTCCCGGAAATCAAATCCGGTCAGTTCGGCCACCGCTCTTGAATCGTCCAGCAGGCTGGTAAGATCCTCCAGGGTTTCCGGTGTGCTTTCCTGCAATCTGTCGATCAGGACGTCGGGAATGTTCAGGCAATCGCTTTCGGTCATGCGGTTGATCAGGGTCTGGCGGCTGTGAAGCATGAAGATCAGGTTCTTCAGCTGTGTCACCGTTGCATCGTGCGCCGGAATCGAAATGTCCATCTGGGTGACGGGCTCTGCTTCCGAATCAGCATGCGCTTCATCGTCAGGCTGTGCCTCGGCGGGCGCTTCCTGATCGGCGGCGGGCTCGTCGCTGATGTACCCGTTCCTCCGCAGGAAATCCTGCAGGGCTCCGAAATCCTCGCCGATGATGTTTCCGTCATGGTTGACGGTAAAGTCGCCAATCTGGTACCCATAGGAAGGCAAGCCCAGGTAGCGGGCAGTCGTGCCCAATTCCTCGGCGATGGCCTTGGCCAGCGCCTTGCGGTCAGTTGTGTTGGTCGTAATGGTCATGAGAAAAACCTCCTTTGCGATTTTTGCATGCCATTACTCACTCTAAACGCCCATAAAGTCAACGGGCTATGGGCACACAATGCAAATAATCATTCTTCCCAGGGCATCCACTGATGCCAGAAGTGCCCCAGGGTTGCTGTGTTGTTGTAGTTCACATCCCGCAGGCCAAGGGAAGAAATGATTCCGGCGGGTGTCAGGTCGTAGTGCTTTCGAATCCAGCCAACCAGATACGCGGCGGGCACCTTGCCCGTATGGAATGTGTTCACGTATACGCTGACCGGTTCTTCAATGCCGATGGCATAGGCAAGCTGTACCTCACAGCGCCGGGCGAAACCGTGCCGCAGGATGTCCTTGGCAATTTTCCTCGCCATGTATGCGGCGCTCCGGTCAACCTTCGTCGGGTCTTTCCCGGAGAAAGCGCCGCCGCCGTGCCTGCAAGCACCGCCATAGGTGTCACACATGATCTTCCGTCCAGTGACACCCGTGTCGGCAAAACTCCCTCCGGTCACAAATCGCCCGGTGGGATTCACCAATACCCGGAAATCCTTATTCAGGTTGTGTGCCTCCGCGACGTTTTCCATGATCCGCTTGCAGAGGTGAAGCACATCATCCGGTTCCACATCTTCCTTATGTTGTGTGCTGATCAGGAAGGTGTCGATCCGGCGGCGACCGTAATCGTAGGTCACCTGTGCTTTTGCGTCAGGCAACAGGCCGGGATGGCGCCGGGTCTGCAGGCTGTCGATTGCTTCCGTCGCCAGCGCAAAGGGAAGGGGCAGCATTTTGCTGGTTTCCTTGGTGGCGTACCCGAACATCATGCCCTGATCCCCAGCGCCCTTCTTGTCCACACCGAGGGCGATGTCCCCGGACTGCTTTGAAATCTGCGTCTCCACCTGGACGGTATCATACAGATCCGGCTGGGCACTTAGAAGCACATTCCGCACGAGATACTTGATGTTCGGCTCGTGCTTGGAGGTGATCTCTCCGGCAACGAACACATGATCATCCTTTATCATGGCCTCAACCGCCACGCGGCTGTTCCGGTCGTGCTTCAGGCAGTCGGTCACAATGGCGTCGCTGATCTGGTCACAAATTTTGTCGGGGTGCCCGGCGGACACCTGCTCGCTTGTGAAAAGCATGCACGTCAACTCCTTGTCCGGAAATGAGAAAAGCCCCGCCGGGTGTATCCCTGCGACGCTCTCTCGATCCTGTTCTGCTGAGTATATCATATCATAAGGGGCCTACTGGAAAACAGTGGAATTCACTGTAATTTGCTATCAAATTTCGGCACCCGCACCGCCTGAAGCGCTCTGGAATGCACCTTGTACACGTTGCTTTCGGAACAGTGCATCTCGCAGGCGATGTCCGGCCAGTCCTTGAAGCACAGGTACCGCAGTTCCAGCAGGGTCTGAAGTTCCGGGTCGTCCACCTCCTTGACCACCTCCATGATGTCCCTTTTCAGATCCACCAGCCGGTCAATCTCCGCGTTCACCTCGGCCTTCATGTCCACGATCTTGGCGATTACGTCTTCCATCGCATGCACATTCCGGGTACGGCTCACCACGTCGTCGCTCATGACCGATGTGCTCCGGGTAGCGATGTCGTTCAGGGAAGACAGCTGTTCCAGCTTGCTGTTGATCCTGCGGTCGAGCCAGTAAGCCTGGCTCAGATATTCTTTTGCGGTCATTTCACCGCCTCCTTCCTCAGTCTTTCAATCAGGTAATCCGGGTCGATGTCTGTCAGGACGGCAAACCAGGAAGAGTGGAAGAAACGCTCCACCTCCATGGCCGTCGCCATTGCCGCTTTGAAATCCGGGTGCCGCCGCAGGGTTTTCAGCGCCGCCCGGTAATCCTTCACAGCCTGTTCGATGATGCCGTTGGCCAGCGCCTGATATCCGGTCATCGCTTCACCTCGGCTATCACCGCCGCGATCAGCGCATCCTGAATCCGATCCTTTTCTTCCAGCGCCTTCAGCACTCTGGAATCGACGGTGCCTTTGGTAATGATGTGCGTGACCACAACGGTGCTGGCCTTCTGTCCCTGCCGGAACAGGCGGGCATTCGTCTGCTGGTACAGTTCCAAAGACCAGATTGGAGAGAACCAGCAAATGGTGTTGCCGCCATCCTGCAGGTTCAGGCCGTGCCCGGTGGATGCCGGGTGTGCCAGTCCGACCTGGATCTGTCCCGCGTTCCATCTTTTGATGGAAGCTTCCGAATCCAGCCGCTCAAATGGCACACCGATCTGTGTCAGACGCTCCGTAATCCGCTGCAGATCATGCTTGAACCAGTAGGCCAGCAGCAGGGGCCTGCCGTTCATGCCTTCGATGATGTCTTCCAGGGCATCCAGCTTTCGGTCGTGGATCTGGATGGTGTTCCCCTCATCCGTATAGATCGCGCCGTTGGACATCTGCAGCAGCTTGCCCGTCAGCACTGCGGCATTGGCGGCGGTCACTTCACCGTCCGGCAGGGAGAGCACCAGTTCCTGCTTCATGGCGTCATACTGTTCCTGTTCGTCGGGAGACATTTCCACCCCATAGGTGGTAGAGATCAGTTCCGGCATCTTCAGGTGCCCGCAGGCTTTCATGCTGATCGTGATGTCTCCGATCCGGCGGTAGATTTCTTCCTCCGCGCCGGGCAGCGGCTTATAGCTGTACACGATGGGGCCGTTCATCCTGTCGGGCTTGAAAAACGCATTCCGGTACTGCCCGATGAAGCGCCCCAGCCGCTGTCCCATATCCAGCACACGGAATTCCGCAAACAGATCCATGAGACCGTTGCTGCTGGGTGTGCCTGTCAGGCCGACGATGCGGCGGACAAAGGGGCGAACCTTCATCAGGCTTCTGAATCGTTTGGACTGCCAGCTTTTGAAGGAAGAAAGTTCGTCGATCACCACCATGTCGTAATCAAAAGGCATCCCGCTTTTCTCGATCAGCCACTGTGTGTTTTCGCGGTTGATCAGGTAGATGTCAGCCTCTCTGCGCAGCGCCGCCATGCGTTCCTGCTGTGTTCCGATGATCACAGACCAGGTCAGGCCGTTCAGGTGATCCCACTTCTGGATCTCGGCAGGCCAGGTGTTTTTCGCCACCCGCAGGGGCGCGATGATCAGCACCTTCCTGATCTCGAATTCCTGATACATCAGCCGCTCGATGGCCGTCAGGGTAATGGAACTTTTGCCCAAGCCCATGTCCAGAAAGATGGCGGCGGTCGGGTGTGTCACGATGAAATCCGTGGCGAACCGCTGATACTCATGGGGCACATACTTCATCGCAGCTCCCTCCCTGTAATCACACCGATCTGCCCGGCTTCATGGGAGATGGCTGTCCGGTTCAGTTCCTTTTCCCGGATCAGCCCGGCCAGCTTTTCCGCATGTGCGCGGAGCTCCCGAATCACCTGGTGGTAATGCTCGATCTGTTTTTCATAGTAGGTTTCCATTGCGGTCACATCCGCAGTCTGGCTGTCAGCCCCGGCGAGATAATCCTCAAACCACATGCGGGCGTCCGTGCCCATGTACTCATCCACCAGTTCCAGCATGTGCCGGGGCTCCAGAATCGTTGCGACCTTTTTATCCGTTAGAAGGATTGTCATGCTTGCCTCCGATCTCATCCAGCATGCGCGGGATGGCGGTTATGTCGTCCAGGGTGAAAACCTGAAGGCCCAGGCTCCTCAGGAGATTGTGCCGGGATACCTGCAATGGTCTGGGCTTTTCGCCGGGAGCCTTCACCTCCACAAAGCCAACCTTCCCATCAGGCAATAAAACCAGGCGGTCGGGCATTCCATCAAATCCTGGACACACCAGTTTTGGACAGATGCCGCCCCGGTTTTTCACGGCCTTCACCAGTTTCTGTTCCACAGTCTTTTCTCTCATCAAATCGTACCTTTCCGGGCCAGGGTGACGGTCGATGCTGGTCATTTCCCAAAACCCCCTATATAAGATTTTTTCAGAAAATTCCCTATAGAGACTTTTTTAGATATGACCGTCATCGACTGACACCAACCACAGTCATTCTGAAAAAAGTTTCTGATTTGCCCGTCATCGACCGTCACCACTGCCGTGTTCTTATGCGAAATCCTGTCCGGCTTTCAGCTTCAGCCCCAAAACCATCCGGCCTTCCTTCAGGCGCTTCCGTTCAAAGCCTGCGCCTTCCAGCGCGGAATAGAAATCCGTCGTGCTGCGCACATATTCGCCGTTTTCGGTACTGAAGGCCCGATACTGCTGATACAGCGAGCCGGACTTTTCCTTCAGCGCTGGGCCGACATCACAGCATTCCTCAAGAAAATGGCCCAGCCAGTCATTGCCCTCACGGTAGGCATTGATGGCATCCCGGACACACTTGGGCGGGTTCAGTTTGAATCCGGCGTCGATGGCCTTCTTCGCGCCTTCGATCATCCAGGTCATGATGTAGGGGCTGGCGTTCTCCACCAGGTAATCGGTGTAGTTCTTGATGTCGGTTTTGCCCTGGATCTTTGCCCCAAAGGGGATCACAATCAGCCGCCGCCATGTGCCGTCGTCACTGGCTCCGACCTTGGGCAGGTGGTTGGTGTACAAGACCATCGTGTGCGTGGGCACATACTTGAACGGATCCTTGTACTTTTTCTCAGCCTCGATCTCGTCGGTGGAACACAGCTGTTTCACCGTGCTGGTGTTCAGCCGCATGCCTTCCTCCAGTTCAGCGGCAATGATCAGGCGCTTTCCCTTGAGCTCCGCCATTTCCGGCTTCACGTTCCGCTTACAGCCAACCGTCAGCGCGTCGGCGCTCATCATGCCGCTGTAGTTGCCCAGCACCCGGGCCAGTGTGTTCCAGAAGGTCGATTTGCCGTTCGTACCGTCGCCATAGGAAATGATGAGAGCCTCCGAGAACACCTTGCCGACGACGGCCATGCCCACGATGGTCTGCACATAATCGATCAGTTCAGGGTCGTTGCAGAATACGCGGCTGACGGTATCCAGCCACAGTTCCTTTCCGGCATCGCCGGGGGAAGCGTTGGTGCACTTGGTCAGGTAATCCAGCGGGTCGTGTTCCTGCGCTCCGTCCAGCCCCCTGCGCAGATCGTAGGTGGCTTCCGGCGTGTTCAGCAGGTACGGGTTCACATCCAGCTGGTTGATGTCCATCAGCACCAGGGGCTTGGCCTGGTTCAAGCTGGACATGACGTATTTGTAATCGCGGTGCTTCATGACGAAGACGTAATACTGCAGGGCCGACATGTAGGCCATGAGGAGCTTCAGCTGATCGTCGCCGGACACAGCCTTCGACAGCGTCTTACCGCCTGCAGCCACATCCTCCTGGGACACACCGCTGTCCAGCAGCGCCTGCTTTGTCGCGGCAACCTGATCTTTCGCGTCCTGCAGCTGCAGGTCGAGGAATTCCATCATGGCCCCGATGGCCATCTGCTTGGATTCCTGCCAGTAAATGCCGTTGTAGCGGATGAGATCCGTGCTGTCGGTGAACCGAAGCTCGTCGCCGTATTCTCGCGCCAGCACCTTGGCCTCACCGATATCGGAGTAGTCGCCGGGCTTCAGGCTCATGAATTCCTGGGCGTTGTACTGATCCGGCGGAACATAGCCGTCCTGTTTGCTGATCTTCTTCTCGTACCAGCGGACAGCGCTGGCCCAAATCGTGGCGAGCTCTTCGTCATCCAGCGGCGGCTCACACTTTGCCGCCTCATCCATAAAGATCTGATGAGCCTTGTCCGTATTGCCGTACCGGATGATGACCCGGCCCGCAAACTTGGACATGGTCTTGTTCCGTGTGCCTGCGATGATGACGTTGCCGACGCGACCCGTATCGTTCCGTTCTATCGGAGCGTCGATCTCAACCTCGCTGTCTATGGTCAGCCAGCCTTCATGCCAGATGGCGTCACCCACATCCGCGCCAAAGATGAACCGGGCGGCATCCAGGGCGTTGTCATCGAAGAAGGTGTATTTCCGGTAGATGGCTTCCTTGAGCGCCGCGTAGTAATCCGCGTCCTGCGTGGGCTCGATCTCAAAGTACACATGGAACTTGGGCCGGGGTGCCTTGCCGTTCTTCTCCAGCATGTGATGTCTGCTGAAGGCGATGGCGTAGCTGATATCCGGCATCATCTCGTCCAGCTTTTCCGGCGTGATCCACTCCGCCGGGTTTTCCGTGTGGTCGTTGTCGCAGTCCATGACGAGAACATTGGACTGCCGGAAGTTCTCCTTGCTGCGGTAGTCGTTGTCATACTCCGCGCATACGTGATCCATCTTGACGGCTTCCTGAAGCTCCTCGGCGCTGGTGACCTCCGCCCTGTTCGGGTAGAGGCAGTTCTTCTCATCGCCGACGATGTTTGCCGTCTGCAAAATCAACTTCATGCCTGTACCTCCAACCTGTGTTTATTCCTGGGTTCCTGAATCGTCGCTTGCCCCATTGGACTCGCTCCTTTCCTGTAATGTGAGGAGCGCCCATGCGTCCTCCGCTTCCTTACGGACAGTCGGAGGACGCTTTTTCCGGTTTTGGGGCGGGAAAATTTCGCTTCCTTTTATATGCGCGTGTCGCTCCGGAAAATTTGCAGCGGCACCGGAAAAACAGACCGTCCGCTGTCCGATAGGGATTGAGGACGACAGGAGGCGGCTTCGAAAAAAAGTTTCAGGAAAACCGGAAAACCACATTCCCGACTGTCCGTAAGGGGACGGAGGGACACAGAGTCCTTCGGAAAGAGAGGTGCTGCAGATGCAGGATGCGATGCGTGAAGAAAAGCCTGCCCCGGTGGAGCAGGCGACGGATGAGGAACTGTTCGAGGTGCTGATCGCCATCAGCGTGGTGGCTAAGCAGCTGGCAAAGAAAGTCATTCAGAAGGGAGACAACCATGAGCAAAATGAGCGAACTGGCCACGGCGCTTGATGAGATGACCGAGGTCGGAAGAACACTGATCACCTGCGGGGAAAACCTGCTGAAAGCTGCCGCCCATGTGCGGGACTGCTTTACGGAGGATATGCCCGCTGCGACGGAGGAACCCGCGCCGGTGACTGAGCCTGTTGCGGAGACGCCCGCGCCGAAGGCGTACAAAAAGGAAGAGGTCAGGGCCATCCTTGCGGATCTGTCCCAGAACGGCTTCCGCAATGAAGCCAAGACCCTGGTCAGAAAGTACAGCGACGGCGGGAGCCTGACGGACATTGATTCGGCGAAGTATCCGGATCTGGTCGCGGAAGCGGAGGCGCTCCATGGCTAAGCACGCGCTGCTCTCCGCATCCTCCAGTCACCGCTGGCTGGAATGCCCGCCCAGTGCAAAGCTGTGCGCGGCACACCCCGACAGAGCTTCACCTTATGCCCAGCAGGGCACCGATGCACATGAGCTTGCGGCCTATAAGGTGCAGAAGGCGCTGGGCATGAAGGCGCGAGACCCCACGGAGGATCTGGAGTATTTCGATCAGGAGATGGCTGACTGCACGGATGCCTACTGTGCCTTCGTCATGGAACAGCTGGCCGAGGCCCGAAAGCACTGCGCTGATCCCATCGTGCTGGTGGAGCAGCGGCTGGACTTCTCCCGGTGGGTGCCGGAGGGATTCGGCACAGGGGACGCCTGCATTGTGGCCGACGATGTGCTCCACGTGATTGATCTGAAATACGGCGTGGGCATCATGGTGGACGCGACACAGAATCCGCAGACCATGTGTTATGCGCTGGGCCTGCTGGAGGCTTTCGACGGCATCTACGATGTCAGCACCGTGCGGATGACGATCTTCCAGCCCCGGCGGGAGAACATCTCCACCTTTGAAATGAGCAAGGCTGACCTGCTGGGCTGGGCCGAGAATGTTCTGGCTCCCACAGCAAAGCTGGCCTTCAACGGCGAGGGCGAGTTCAAGGCCGGAGACCACTGCCAGTTCTGTACCGCAAAGGCCACCTGCCGGAAACGGACAGAGTACAACCTGGAAATGGCCCGGTATGACTTCGAGGTGCCCTCCGAACTCACCGACGACGAGATCGCCGCCATCCTGCCCCGGATCGATGAACTGATCGCATGGGGCGGCGACGTGAAAGAATACGCGCTGCAGCAGGCGGTCTCAGGCACACACTACCCTGGCTTCAAAGTGGTGGAGGGGCGCTCCGTCACCAGGTACACCAATGAGGAAGCTGTAGCCGCCGCAGTCACAGCGGCTGGTGAAGACCCCTATGAACGGAAGCTGCTGGGCCTCACTGCCATGAAGGCACTTCTGGGCAAGAAACGATTCGACGACATCCTGGGCGGGCTGACATTCAAGCCGCCGGGAAAGCCAACCTTAGTACCAGAGTCGGACAAGCGTCCGGCCATGAACACTGCGAAAAACGATTTTATGGAGGAAAAAGATCATGAGTAAGTTTGTCAATCCCACCAAGGTTATCACCGGCCCCAACACCCGCTGGTCTTATGCGAACGTCTGGGAGGCCAAGTCCATCAACGGTTCCACCCCCAAGTTCTCCGTCTCCCTGATCATCCCGAAGACCGACACGGCCACCATCGAGAAGATCAACCGGGCCATCAAGGCCGCGTATGAGGAAGGCCAGAGCAAGCTGCGCGGCAACAGCAAGTTTGTCCCCGACCTGGAGAGCCTGAAGCTGCCGCTGCGCGATGGCGACAAGGAGCGCAAGGGCGATCCCGCCTATGCTGGGTGCATGTTCATCAACGCCAACAGCAGCACCGCGCCGGGCATCGTGGACGCGGACTGCAACCCCATCCTGGATCGCTCCGAGGTGTACTCCGGCGTCTATGGCCGGGCCAGCATCAACCTGTACGCCTTCAACAGCAACGGCAACAAGGGCATCGCCTGCGGGCTGAACAACCTGCAGAAGATCCGTGACGGCGAGCCCATGGGAAGCCGCAGCCGCGCCGAGGACGATTTCGCCACTGACGACGATGAGGACTTCCTGTCCTGAGACAAAAAAAGCCGGGCGGCAGAGTGATGAGCTCCGCTGCCCGGCATGAAAGGAATGATGACAATGATCACATATGAATCTATGAAGATGTTCCTGGTGACCTTCGCCTTTGAGTCTCTCGTTATCCTGATCGCTGTTGCGTTCATCTATAACATCTACAGCGCCGTGTGCGGTATCGTCAGAATGGTGAAGCGCCACAGGGATAAGCAGAAAGCACTGGACAAAATCATCGAGCAGGCATAACGACAAGGCGGCATCGGCAGGACTGGTGCCGCCTTTTTTTCAGGAGGACACATGATCGAATATCTCTCCATTGACCTGGAAACGAAATCAGGCACCGATCTTTCCAAGAGCGGTGTGTACAGATATACAGAAGATCCTGAGTTTGAAATCCTGTTGTTCGGTTATTCCGTCAACGGCGGCGAAGCGTCCGTCATCGATATGGCCTGCGGGGAGCAAATCCCGGAGGATGTGCTGCGGGCCATTGTGGACGAGTCTGTGACAAAATGGGCGTTCAATGCGGCGTTTGAGCGGATTTGTCTGTCGGCATGGCTGCGGAAGAACCGGCCCGATCTGTTCTGCAGCTACAGCATCCCGGAGGACAGCGTCGGCAACTATCTGAACCCGGCCTCGTGGAAATGCTCCCTGATCTGGTCGGCATACATTGGCCTGCCGCTTTCGCTGGAGGGTGTCGGCTCAGTGCTGAAGCTGCAGGATCAGAAGATGACGGAGGGCAAGGCGCTGATCAAATACTTCTCCGTACCCTGCAAGCCGACGAAAGTCAACGGCGGCAGGCTCTGGAACCGCCCGCAGCATGCGCCGGACAAGTGGGCTACCTTCAAGGCGTACAACAAGCGCGATGTGGAGGTGGAGATGTCTATCCAGAAGGTGCTGGCCAAGTTCCCGGTTCCGGATTCCGTCTGGGAAGAATATCACCTGTCCGAGCAGATCAACGACAGAGGCATCGGCCTGGATCGGCAGATGGTCGAGCAGGCCATCCAGTTAGATGCCCAGTCCCGTGACGAGCTTTCCGCTGAAATGCAGAAGCTGACACAGTTGGAGAATCCGAATTCTGTGGCTCAGATGAAGCAGTGGTTGGCAGATCATGGGATGGAGGTGGATTCGCTGGACAAGAAAGCCGTGAAGGAACTGCTGAAGACCGCGCCGCCGGAACTGGCCCAGGCGCTGGAGCTTCGTCAGCAGCTTGCCCGGTCGAGCGTGAAAAAGTACATTGCCATGGAAAACTGTGTATGTGCTGACGGGCGCTGCCGTGGCATGTTCCAGTTCTATGGGGCGAACCGCTCTGGGAGATGGGCAGGCAGGCTGATTCAATTGCAGAATTTGCCGCAGAACCACATCCCGGATCTGGCCTCCGCCCGCAGCCTGGTGAAAGCCGGGGATTATGAAATGCTCCGGCTGCTGTATGAGGATGTGCCTGACACCCTCAGTCAGCTGATCCGAACGGCATTCGTGCCGAAACCCGGATACAAGTTTATCGTCAGCGACTTCAGTGCCATCGAAGCAAGGGTGATCGCCCACCTGGCCGGGGAAGCATGGAGGACAGAGGTCTTCCGCAGCAACGGCGACATTTACTGTGCGTCAGCGTCCGCGATGTTTGGTGTGCCCGTTGAAAAGCATGGCGTGAACGGCCACCTCCGGCAAAAGGGCAAAATTGCCGAACTGGCCCTCGGCTATGGCGGCAGCGTCGGTGCCCTGAAAGCAATGGGCGCTCTGGACATGGGCCTGAAAGAGGAAGAGCTCCAGCCGCTGGTGTCCGCGTGGCGGCAGTCCAATCCGAACATCGTCGCCTTCTGGTGGGATGTGGATGATGCCGTAAAAACGGCGATCCGTATGCGCACAGCAACGGAGACACATGGCATCCGGTTCGTATATCAGAGCGCCATGTTGTTCATTCAGCTTCCATCCGGCAGGCGGCTGGCCTATGTGAAGCCGAAGATCGGCGAGAACAAATTCGGCGGAGAATCCGTCACCTACGAAGGCGTCGGCGCGACGAAAAAATGGGAGCGGATTGAAAGTTACGGCCCGAAATTCGTGGAAAACATCGTGCAGGCAATCTCGCGGGACATCTTGTGTTACGCCATGCGGACACTGAGCCACTGCTTTATCTGCGGGCATATTCATGACGAGCTCATCATCGAAGCCAGCCAGGGTGTGGATCTGCAGGCAATCTGTGAGCAGATGGGCCGGGTGCCGCCGTGGCTTCCGGGAGCCGTGCTGCGGGCCGACGGGTATGAGACGGAATGGTATCGGAAGGATTAAAAAAGCGCTCACCGATGATGGTGGGCGCTATATTTATTCATACACTGAGCCCTTAGCTCAATGTTGCACATTCATCGAATATATGATCCAGCTCCGGGTTGGAATGAATGGCACGAACACGAGCACGGATCTGCTGATTAGACATATCCAGCCGATAGAAATGATCCCTGCCATCCGGGCCGGGCTTGCGTCTGATCAGTTGAATCCTGCCAAACTTATCCCAGTGCTGATCGGCAAACTTAGCAAGGCCGACGGCTTTAGGATAATTATCCTTCCGGCTATCATCATGTGGTTCCATGATATCGAAAATGTAACCGTAGGTGTTGGAGCGAACGATAACAAGATCCGGATACATGGTCGACATCATTCCGTTTACCTCATATGGAATGCCGAGTGACCAAGACTTCCGGTCAAGGTTCCTCAGCCAGCATACCGCATCACCATCGAGTTCTTCTTTCACCACACCAGCTTCCCATGGATTCAAAGATACTTTAAAGGTGCCATCCTCCTTAACATACAGATGATGCTCAAACGGCTGACTGTCTTCATATTCTCTGAAATCAATAGATTCTGGCAATTCCCACTTTTCCGGGAGCGGAGTTGTGGAGGAGCGCACCAAACGCCGATACCACGATTTCCTGGCTTCAGGAAGAGTGCCGATGTCAGACTGATGTTCATTCCAAATGGAATTGAAGCGGTCTTCGGCATACTTTTCCAGATTATCCATCGCAGTCGTATCGTTGACCATGATGATGATCTCGGTTTTGATTTCTACTGCGTTACGATCAACATGGCGTTTCCAGTATTGCCGGTGCAGTCCTTCTCCAACCAGCTTTCCCGCTTGTTCAAACCGACGATCAATGTCGTGAGAAGCCACAGAGACCTCATTCGTTTCAGGATCGTAGGAAAACAGCTCTGTCCCATACTCATAAACTACAGAACTTTCGGAGAATCCTATAATTTTCTCCTTCTGTTCCTCGTATGTTCCGTTCCCAGACAAACGCGCCACTTCTGCATCCATCTTGTCCAAAATACCCCAGAGCGTTTCTCTCTGCACGCGGCCATCTAATGCGTCATTACCAAGCGCACGGGAAAGTGCCATCAGTCTCCGAAGCGCAGGCTGCTTCCGCACAGAATCCACGTCATACGTCACCAAACGGGACATAGCGGAGAAGACATCCGAATACGCCAGATTACGCTTCAATGTTACCAGTTCATGGCTGGAGCCCGTCTCGGAAGGAGCAATGGCCTCATTGTCGTTCAATGCCTTGATGACATCCTTTACTGTCTTGCCATTAAAGTACGGCAAATACAGACTGACATTATTCAGTTCAGCATCTGCATCGATACGTCGGGCCAAGGGTGTCCGGATCATACGTCCCAGCAACTGGGCGATGTAAGTAAAGTCGTTTGCAGCCCTGAAGGACATCATTGTTTCCGCTCGAGGGCAATCCCATCCTGTATTCAGGTTCATTTTGAAGAAAACAAAATTAACCCGATCATTTTCTTCAATACGAGATGCTTCAATAGGGCTGATATTGATGCCCCGAATGGTAAGCACACCCTGATCATGGAAGGTGTGGACAACCTCATCATCAGTCAGGGCTCTACCGAGCGTTTCCTGAATTATGTCCATGCAAGCGCCAAGATCTGTCTTTGTGATTTCGCGGTCATTTCCATCTTCGACCTGCACAACCAGGATGGGTTTGACCATCCGGTCGCCTTGCTTTTCACAGTAAAGCTGCCAATGACTGCATTTATCCTGCCAGTTCAGGATAGATTGCCTAAACATGGTCATGTCCGCGCCGAGTTCAATCTCCGGATAATGGATGATGATTCGGTCTTTCAGCAGGCCAGATTCCCGCACATCATTCACAGGGACAGCCACCTTCTGTACCATTGAATCCGTGCCGGAAAGCAAAGCTTCAAACCGTTGCGGAGTGGCAGAAAGACCGATCACCAGCGGCATGACGCACAGGCCGTCTTCAGGACTTCCTTTGATGAATTTCTGCATGATAGACTGTGCTTTATTCGATGCCTGCGCGGACACGTTCATGCCCTTATGAGCTTCGTCAATGATGACATAAAAGCTCCTGGGCTGGCGCTGCGCCGTGTTGGTGATCGTCTGCCAAATAGTGACAGAACGTCCGTCGCTGGTCGATGTCAGCAGTTTGTCGTTTCCCAGCTTCTGCGTGTTCAAGAAATAGATGTGTCCCCCCTGAAGATACTCTTCCCTGAAAGACGCATCGATAGTCACAAGATCACGTACCCGGATCTTATCAGACTTGCTTTCGATCTTCATCCGGCTCTGGGCATTCAGCTCCGGCATATCGGATAGCCAGACAATAACAGCATCCGGCTGCGCTTCGCAGTCCGCGCTGCCGTATAGAATGTCCTCAAACAGAGCTGTGGCGATAACGGTCTTTCCGGCACCGGTTGGAGCAGAGAAGGAAATCACCTGTGGGTTATCCGGGGCCCAAGCGTTGTGCGCATTGCGGATACGGCCATGCAGCTTTGCTAAAGCATCCTCTTGAAACGGAAACAGAATATCACGCATGATCAAACCCTCCTGCTGCCAAGTACAAAGTTGTCAATGTAGTCGCGGTATAGCTGGAACGTCTCGCATCCAGTTACCCCAGCAGACATTTCACGGAATGCTTCTTCAGAATCCGTTACGAAGAAGATCATTCTGATTTCGGGATGTTGCTTCACCTGCTGCAGGAAAGAAGCGTACATGGTTTCATCGACCAGTACAGCAAAGCCGTTTTCAGGCAGGATCAGCATGTCGGGCTCAGCCTCTTCCACCTCCGGACGTTTGCCAACAGCGCCAGCTTTAAGCCAAAGAAGTGGCAAAATTTCTTTGAACTGCTGACCGAGGGAGACACGATCGCGATCAAGAAAACCGAGTTTAAAATATTCTGCATTTGTGGCGAAGCCATCTGCCATCGGTATTTCTGATCCGATGTACTCACCTTTCAGAGGTTGCCCTTTCACATTCTCTCCTTTTATTGTGCACTGTGTGCGTGGCCATGTCACATATCTTGCTATTCCAAGACGCTTCCACTCAGTATCGCCCGGATGATACCCTTGGGCTTGTAAAGACTTCGACTCTGCTTCTGAGACTTCGTTATTCGTAACCATAATGCATCTTCTTTCACCGCCGTCTTCCGCATTTAACAAGTTGACGGCGTGAAGAGTAGTCCCTGATCCAGCAAAGAAATCGACGATCAAAGCATCCTTCTTATGTTTAACAAATAGTTTTATACAATCATGTACAGCATACAATGATTTAGGGAAAATGAACCTCTTCTCAATGAAAATTGAACGCAACAAATTGGAACCATAGTCTCTTGCACTGTGTTCTTTGATGTGCCAATTTGTTTGTGGCATCTGATCCTTCAATACTGCGTAATGCGCAATGATAGAATGATCTTCAGCATATCCATCAACGATCAGTTTTCCTGCAGTAATATCATCAATAGTTCCGGAACGAAGATATAGTATAGGATACTTTTGTTCCGTACGCGGGTTAAATCCACCTGCTTTTATATAGCCATTTGAAAGAAGTTTTTCTGCCGCTTCTTTTCGTGTACACCAATTCATTTCCGTTCCATCGTCTCTTAATGGAAATACTGCCATGCAGCCTGGTTTACTCGGGACAGTGCTTCTATCAACACCAGGCATTATAGGATCACCGATAGATTCTATAATCCCATTAGATACATTTACATAAATAGGATAAAACTGAGCTTTTCCCCCTTTAGGTTGCCCCCTTCTCGACGCTAAATCTCCACGACGAAACGTTTTCCAGAAAGACTGGCCAGCGGCATCCTCGTTTGCTTGCACTCCTGCAGGTCGTGCGCTACCAAACATTAGGAAAAAAATGTACTCATCATTTCTGGAAAACTCATTTAGACGTTGGGTTCCATATGGGTTTATCACGCTACTTATCATTTGCATGTTTGCTTCCGGGAACATTTCTTCGAGCAAACATCCTAAATGCAAGTATTCTTTTTCATCTATTGTGACAATAAGAACCGAATTATCAGGGTTTAAAAGTCTCCTTGCAATTTTCAGCCGCTTTTCCATCATTGAAAGCCACTTGCTATGACGGTAACTATCCGATCCATCAACATAGTCGTTATTATATTTCCAATCGCGGGCCCCCGTATTATAGGGTGGATCTATGTTCTTACTCATTTCGATACAATTCTTCACAAGCTTGGAAACGGATAAAAGCCTGTGATTTCAAGGGATTTCAGCAACTTTTAGCTTTTCAAAAGCTCCAAAATGAAAGCGAGTTTTCACTCATTCAAGGTAAATGCACTATTTGAATCTTAAATTTTGCACCCCCTCTTGCAAGTCAGAGGGTTAATCGTTAAATAGTATAGCAATCGTTAAAAGGTTTCAGCGATAAAAAAATCCCACGACCTATGTTCAACATAGACCGTGGGACAGGCTTTATATCTTCTTCAACCATCAATCGGCAACCATAACGCAACACCGTCCGGCTAACCAAAGAGCGCTTCTTTTTTTATCTGCGATTTCTTATGTGTTTTTCCCTCATCCCTCTCGCTTCTTCTGTCGCATAGCAAGAAAATGTCACTTTCAGTGTATTGCTAAATTTTGGAGCAGAAGAACCTGCTGTTCTGGAGCAAGAAATGAGCATTATTATTCTGTTTTAGAGAACTCTCCCGACACCCAGCCGACCTGGTTTGCGACCTCCACCGCGTGCCAGCCGTTGGCAGCGGTGGCCACATAATCAAAGGTTGTGCCGGGAGCAGCCAGCGTGATTCTTCCGTACTGCAGGCCGTTACCGACACGGATGTTCACCCTTCTGCCGGAGGATACAATGCGGACTTTCCTGGCGGCGGTTTTGTCGGCTGTTCCGATCTCCGCTTCCGGTACGGTGTTTTCTTGTTCTTCGTTCTTTTTTGTTGCTGCATTCTCTGCAGCCGTCATGGCGGCGTTCGTCTGTTCGCCGCAGATGCCGTCTGCCGAGATACCAGCCTTTGCCTGAAACGCCTTGACAGCCTTTTCGGTTTCGCTGCCGAACTTGCCATCCGCACCGAAGCGGGGCAGGCTGTATCCTAACTTCAGCAGTCTTTCCTGCAAAGCTCGAACCTCCTCACCTTGGCTGCCTTTGCGCAGAACGGGAACAAAGGGTTCCGCTTCCTCCCCGTCGTATCGCACGTCCTTGAGTTCGCCCCACTCGTCCCAATGGCTGAGCCGGCTGGTCACGACGCCCGCCTGCGTGCTCTTGGCTTCAATGACCGTGTCGTCACCCACAAACAGGCCGATGTGATGCCGATTTCCGTTCTTCACAAGAAAGACCGCCGTGCCGGGGCGAAGAAGCGTGTCTGCGGTCAGCTTGCCCTGCTTGCTGCAGTACTTATTCCATATGGTGTTGGAGCCATGGTAGATGGACCCGCCCAGCTCCCGAAACGCCCAGGCGAACAGGCCGCTGCAGTCAGCGACCCGTTTGCCGATCCAGCGGCTGCCGTAGCGCACCGTCATGGAGCGGGTGGCGGCGCTTTGCTTTTCATGCGTCCATATCCCACCCGACTGTCCCCAGATGTAGCCCCAGCCCTCACGCAGGGCCTGACGGAACTTGCCCACCAGCGCCGCTGCTTCAATCATGTGTATCATCTCCCTGTGCAGGATGCTCAGCAGACGGCCGCTCCCTGTCGTGCAGCTGTTTCAGCACGGCTTTGAGCTTGTCAGGCACGGGCAGGCCGAGATGCGCGGCGTTTTCCAGCATCGATACGCCTTCATTGGACAGGTAGAAGCAGATGACCGCTGTGCGCAAAGCGGAACCGGAGCCAACGACCTGCGCGTCCACGATATGGGCAGCGCCTACCAGCAGAAAGATGAGAATCTTGCGGAAGATGCCCTTAAAACCGACCGCGCTGGAGAGAGCTTTGTCCGCAACGGCGCACATAACGCCCGTCACATAGTCAATGACGACAAAGATGACCAGCGCGGTTATCAGGCCGTCCAAGCCGCCAAGGAAGTAGCCCAGCCACCCGCCAAGAGCGGTGAGCGCGATTTGAATCTTCGTCCAGATCAGTTGAACCGAGAAGTCTTTCATAGATGATGCCTCCTAAAAGATTGATATGAAAAAACCGCCCGGAGGCGGCTGTTTCCGAAGTAAAATGAGACTGTGCTATACCCCAAACGCAAACCAGTCGACTGTACGGTTGGTGTTGAACGCGCCGCCGACGATCATGCCGCAGCCATAGATCGTTTTGTCGTGCACCTTGATCGCGCCGTTGTCGCCCGACCAGTTCGCGCCGGTGGTGGAATAGGCAGCGATAACGACGGGAATCTGCGTAAACCCGGCGTTTGAGTAGGATACATAAACGCTGCTGACGCCGTTAATGGTGGCGGTGCCATAGGCGTACTTGAAAGGCAGGCGTTCGACAGGCAGCGTGCCGACGTTCAGATTGCCGGCGTTGTTTGCGCCCAGGGCAGCCCTTGCGCTTGAAGCGTTGTTCGCCCCCGTGCCGCCGTTCATGACCGGCACCGGCGTTTCCATGCCCGCATGAAAGACCCGGTGCTGCGCCCACTGCCCATTGTCACAGGTGCGCAGCAGAACGGCGTTGTCCAATGCGGATGCGTACTTCTTGGTGCGCACTTCCAGCATCCGGCGGTTGTTGCCGCTAAAGTCCTCCCACGAGGAGAAGGACGACGCGCCGATATAGCTGCCCTCAAATACTGTGTTGTTGGTCGTGCCGTTGTAGGTGGGCAGGAGTTTCAGGGAAGGATACAGGCTTCCCTGTATATTGAGATTGCCGGTCATGGTGTCGCCGGACTTTCTGACTGCGCCGAGGTTGTAGCAGGCAAGCGCCCCGCTGTTCGCCCCGGTTCCGCCGTCTGCAAGGGGCAGGGGCGAAGACAGCTTGACCGGCCAGGCGAATTCAACACGCCCGGAGGTTTCGGCCACCTTGCCGAAAGCGACGCCCGTGCCGTCACGGTAGAAGTCCATCATGACCTTCTTGGTGCCGATGGAAACCTGCTGCGATATGGTGCCGAAGAAATCGCTGACTTCGATCTTCAGGTCATAGCTGTTCAGGGCGTTAATGGTGGGCGGGAGCAACAGGTTGACGACGTTTACTGCGTAATCAACGGGTGTCAGCGCTGCAGCCTGCGTCCACGCAGTATAAGCGGAGAGTTTATAGTACACTTTGCCGCTCATGGTATTCTTGTTTCCGACCGGGGAGACGGAAGCCGCAGCGGTGATTCGCACACGGTCGCCGTCGGTCTGCGGCGCGGAGCCGTCCGCATTGCAGCGCTCGGCGGTAAAGCGCGTCAGGGCGGGCGGCCGCCAGTCCAGCACGCTAATCGTCCGCGAAGCCGTCGCCGTTCTTCCGCGCGAGTCGGTCACGGTAACGGATATGTCCTGATCGCCCGCCGTATTCAATGTATTTGAAGTGAAGGACGCCTGAGTGTAGGCGGTGCCCTCGATGGTTGTTCGGCATCCCGTTACAGTTGAGCCTTGCGCCCCGGATGCGGAAATGGAAACAGCCAGCCTGCTCTTGGCGCGTACGAAGCCGCCGAACTGTGCGGTGATGTTGGGTGTTGTCTCGGTGAGAGTTACGCCCGATATGACCGGTACAACAGACGTGGGTACGGACAGCGTCAGGTAATTCACCCGGCTGCCGACTGCCGTGCCGCCATAATAGGTCGTGCAGATCACGGCGCAGGTTCCGCTGGTCGCGTTAGGTATCTGCTCCGCCAGGGAAAGCGGCGGTGTCCAGACCGCACTGTCCCCGACATTGGCCGCAATGGTGCCGCCGGTTTCTCCAAAAGAATAGGACAAAGTGTGCGTCGCGGCGCTCGACTGGCGGTTGGTGTAGATGGTGACCGGCTGGCCCAGGTCAACCTGAGAGTTTGAGAACGTCGGGTTGCTGACGGACTCCTCATAGGTCACCGTGAGCACGACGCTCGTCCACTGCAGGTAGTTGGTGGAATAGCCGTAGCTGCTTTGGACAGGCGAGGGGTTATAGATGGTAAAGGCGTTGTTGCCCTGCGCGATATAGGAAGCCATGTTGGTTAGCAGTCCGCCGCTCATTGCATAGCTGCCGCTGTTGCCCCAGAAGGAGCCGGAAAAGGTGCCCAGCGCGTCCCCGACATACCCGTAGCCGGTCACGCCCGATGCGATGCTGTTCTGGTACAAGGCCTTGCGAAGGTATACGGTCTTGGTATGCGATACGCCGTAGCCTGCTTTGGCCGAAGTGACGGACAGCCAGATGCCGGTGATCACCTTGCCGGCAAGGTTCATGCCGGGAAAGCAGAGGATGCCGACATAGTTGTAGCTTGGATCGTAGTATTCCTGACATGCCGCGCCCGACTTGGCGTTGGACGCATAATTCGTTTTGCGCGTACACAGGGATGCGGTGTATTGGACGGTGGTGGCCATCGCTGGACTCCTTTCTATCCTGCAAAGATAAGTGACAGGTTGCCGTTTGTCTGCGGCTCGAAAGCGAACTTGCCGATGATGAGCTTCGATAGTATTTCGGCCTGAGTGACGTAAAGTTTGTTATTGGAGAGATAGGCAACCTCGGTATCGTTCATGTAGAAAGCCAGCCGGTCGTTGACCACGCGGAAGGTGAACGGATTGCCCGTCTTGCCGATGACAAGGCCGCTTTCATCAAAGCTCATGTAGGTGCGCAGGGCATTCAGCTGTTCCTCGGTCGCCGCCTTGGCCTGCGAAAGTTCGGTGTCTAGGCGGCTAACGTTTGCAACCGACCAGGTGAAATTGTTCTGCGTTTGCTCGGACAGAGAGGAGACCTGCTGCGTGGTTCGCTCAAGGTCACCCGCCAGCGCATAGGTTGCTCTGACCTCCTGGCGGATGCCATTGCCGTCGGCTGTAATCTGCGCCCGCAGCGCGGCAAGCTTATCTTCCAGGCGATCCTCGCCGTCCTCCGGCGCAGGCAGGTAGGCCGTCGCTACCTCGCCCGCTTCCAGTTTGGCACTCGCGACAGTCAGCAAACCGGTGCCTTCAAAGATGCGCACCCTGAAGCTGTAGGCGTCTGAAGGATTTTCCGATGCCAGCAGGGTCATTTTCTGTGTGAACCGCAGCCGTTCTCCGGCGGTTAGGTAATGTCTGGGCATGAAGTGCATGCCCACGCCGCTGCTGTTGATGAGCGTAACGCCAACGACGAGCGCCTCGGATGCCTGAAAATCAGCTGAAAAGATAAACGTCCGATCCTGGGATTCCCGCACCGCTTCGCTGAGGGCGTAGTCGAAGTACTGATCCGCGCTGTCCAGCGTCCGCGCGGCTTCGGATTGAAGCAGGTAGTTCCTGCCGCCGAGGGACAGATCGGAAATGGCCTGCTCTACGCTTAAGGACACGCTCTCATTGCTGGAAAGGTCGAGCGTCTTGCCAAAGTCGGCGGTCACATGCGAAGTGGTGAGCGTTCCCGCCTTGATGTTGCCGCCCTCAATGCTCGCCGCCGCGATCTCGTTGCCCGTAATCGTTCCTGCTAAGATTTCATTGGCAGTAATGGTCTTGGACGCAATCTCATTGGCTGTGATTGCGTGCGCAACGATTTTGTCCGCCGTGATCGTGCGCTCGGTCAGGACATAGCCGTCTATGGTATCGACCTGTGTTGAGACCAGTTCGCCCATGTTGTTGATAGCATACACCAGCGACTGCTCGTTGCCGCGGATGATGAGCCGTTCCACGGACAGCACGCCCGCCGTGATCTTATTGGCGGTCAGTTCAACAATCTTGGCATCAGTAATGGAAGCGTCTGCAATTTGAGCGGTTCCCACAGCGCCGTTGGCTATGAGCGCCGCTGTAATCGCTCCCAAGGCGATCTTCGCGGTGTCTATGGCAGCGTTCTGGATCTGTGCGTTGGTAATGGCCGCCTGCGCAATCTTGGCGGTGGTGACCGCAAGGTCTGCAATCTTGGCGTCCGTCACGGAGAGATCGGCAATCTTCGCCGTGGTGATTTCGCCGTCCAGTATCTTGGCAGCGACAATCGCGGCGTCTTGGATGTTCGCCGTGCCGATGGCAGCACCCGCAATCTTGGCATTGGTGATGGCGGCGTCCTTGATTTTTGCAGTATCAATCGCACCGTTCTCAATCTTGGCGTTCTTGATGGCACCATCCGTGATCTTTGCAGTTGTGATCGCTGCGTCCGCGATGTTCGCAGACTGGATTTCGCCCTGCCCGATATGCGCGGAGCTAATCACGCCGGTATCAATCTGCGCCGAGCCAATTGCCGCCTCGCCTATTTTCGCCCTTGTCACAGCGGCGTCCGCAATCTTTGCTTCCGTGATTTGGGCATCCGCGATCTTCGCCGATGTAATGGCGGCTTCCGCGATTTTTGCGCTGCTGATAGCAGCGTCTTGAATGTGCGCCGTTTCAATCGCCGCTAACTTGATTTGAACATTGCCGACCGATCCGGACTGCAAAGCGCCTGTGCCCACGGAGTTAATCGCCAGCTTGCTGCCGGTGATGATGCCGCCGGGCAGCTGGCGGGATGAGATGAGATTGCCTTCCAATGCGTCTGCGGCCGTGCCGAGGGTCATGCGGGTATACTTCTCCGTTAGGCAGTCATAGCTGTACTGCGTCATGCGCAGGGACACTTCCACGCCGATGCGCGGCGCAATCACCCGAACGGTGTCGCCAAGGTAAATATTCTGCAGGAAACCGTATTCCCGGTACTCCTCGATGTCTGCGCAGTTGATGAAATCCACGTTCAGGGAAACGGCGGGCAGATCGCAGCCAGCCGCAAACCGCATCTGTGCCACTTTGCGCAGAGCGGCATAGCACTGTTCCTTTGTCTTGAGTTCTTCGCCCTCAGTCTTTTCCTTCGCTTCCTCTACCGCAAGGTGCAGCCACTTTGGACCAGGATAACTGCCGATGAGCGGGCTGTCGACGTACACTTCCGGCAGATAGAGGAGATTGCCGTCCTTGTCCTCGCCCGTGGGCAGGATGCGCGTGACGACGTTCGTCAGGTCAAGGTCATAGGAGATGCCCAGCAGGTTCTTTGCCTGCCGTATCTGCACGTTGCTGTCCTGTCCGACGCGCTTGACCACGAACACGTCCCACCAGTCCCGCGCCAGTTCACCGCCATATCTGTCGGCCACCCCGCCTTCGCCCAGCAGGGCTTCGATGGGATTGACGTTTTCAAACGACACATCCTCGGCAGTGGTGTCAAGGTCGGAGTAGAAGGTGAAGTCGTGCGCCGACAGGCAGGAGGAAGAAATCGTCTGCACAATAGAAGCCCCCGCCGCTGAGGATGAGGGCTTGCAGGATCGGATCATATTGTTGAGCAGATCATAGAACACATGCCGGGCATACACCGTGATTCTATCAAGCTCAGGTACGACACGGTAGATGCGAAAGGGCTGGTCCCGCAGCTGTCGGGCTTCCACCACGGAGGACACCGCCTGCGTAACGCTGCCCTCCGTGTGATCCAGCACCAGATAGGCGGTGGACATATACCCGTGCTTGCCGTCCGGGGCGGTCACCTCGTACCAGCTGGCGTTGGTCTTGGAGATCACCTGCACGAATGAGCCGTTCTTGTACGACGCAATGATGCGGTAGTTGGTGCCGGGGCCGGTGCGCAGGCGCAGGGTGCCTTTTCGGGTTTCCGCGCCCGCAAAGTCGGTCTCAATGCGCCAGACCTCTCGGCGGGTATCATCGCCCAGCGCGGAAAAGTTCACGCGCGGGGTCATGGAGGCGGGAACAGGCGCGCGGAGGATACAGCCCTCGACCAGCCGCTGCCACTTGCCGTCATCGTCAATGGGATGCACCAGCGTCAGCTCGTACTCTCCGTTCAGGGTTTCGGTAACCTCCGCCGACAACGGAGAAAGGGTGCCGTTTCCGTTGGTTGAAAAATCCGTGCAGTCGGCCGGATAGACGCAGATCATTTGGGGGTCACCTCCTTGAGGATAAGAAAAGCGCCGCTTGGCAACGACGCAGAGCGGTGGGGCGGATCTCTACAAATCGGATGTCACTTGGCACTTTTCAAGCGTTTTACTTAGCACTTTTCAATCTTTTCGCTAATCACTTTTCAAGCGTTTCATTGATCGCTTTTCAAGATTTTCTTCACGGAGTTTTCACCAAAGTCCTCCTTCTTTGAAAGGAGTTCCTGTGACCGTTCCGAGTCAAAGGTATCTCCACCTCGGCCTCACAACCACCTTCGTCACCGCCCCAGACCAGCTGACGGCGTTCGCACCAGGCCTCAGCACCGGAAACTCTCCCGTCATATGGCTGTTCATCAGTGCGCCGCCTGCGTAGGCTTCTTTCAGTTCACAGTCCAGCACAATGCTGCCGGAGATATCCGTCAGTTCCACAAGCGTTGTTCCCACCATGAGCGAGATGTCGCCCTCGCCATAGACCGTGATCAGCGGCTCGGCGTTCACATTGCCGGGGTTGATGATCATTGTGCCGGACGCAGTCACCGTAATATCCGATACATTGTCTCTGTACCAGAACGGAAAGCAGCGGAAGATGACGCTGAACGATACATGCGGATTGACCCGCAGCAGTTTCTCAAAGCTGATCTGGTTGTTCACCCTCGCCCGGTAATGCCCGCCCGGTCTACCGGACAGCTCCAGTCTGCCGCCGCCCTTGAGCCATGCGTTAATGTCCCCGATGCGCTCCGTGTTCTCCAAATAGCACTCCGCTTCCAGCAGGATGTCGTCATAGACATCTTCGCCCTGCGTGGTGACGAGCGACCCCGCGCGTCCGGGAACAACGGTTCGGACGGCGCGCTCAAGCGGTCGAATCCGGGCGGGCTGGCGCAGAACACGGATGCCGAATTCCGAACTATTTCTGCCGTTAAACGAGAACCATGCGTTCATGAAAACCTCCTATACTCATCTTAGGTAAGACTGGTTTTTGATGCGCAAGGGATTTTTTGTTTTGAAAAAGGGCGGCGAAGAAGGCGTAGTGGATCCTACGCCGACTGAGCCTCCCACAGTCAAAGCGAAAAAGACCCGCGCAGGAAAAGTTTTTCTTACCTGAGATGAGTATTAAGCCATGCGCAGGCCCGTTCCCACCTGCCTGCGGCGGGTCAGCTGCGCAATTTCGATTGCCAGAGAACGGATATCGCTCTCATCACGGATATAGAAGTTGTTTCCCGTCAGGCTGACATTGCCCGTTCCCTGAGCGTAACCGGACGGATAACTTGCCTGAAGCCCGGCAAAAGCAAGCGGGCGCAGGCCGGGTGCGTCATAGGCCAAGGCCGACATGGCGCTGTTGATTTTACCCGCCATTCGCCCGGCCGCCCTGACGGCTTTGCCGCCATCCGCATCAATGGCGTTTGCCAGCCCTTTGACCAGCATTTGTCCGATCCACGCCATTTCAGCGGACGGGGAGTGAATGCCGAAGAAGTCCTTGATCCCGTTCCAAATGCCGGAAATCCAGCCGGATACGCTGTTCCACAGCCAGTCCTTGAGCGATTTGATCCCTTCCCATAAGCCCTTGACCAGATTGGCGCCGACTTCCGCAACCTTCCCGACGCCCTCGCCAAGTGCCGTCACAATGCCCGATATGATCTGCGGGATGGAAGCGACAATAGTCACGATAATCTGCGGCAGGTTGGCGATGAGCGACGTCAGCAAGTCCACGCCTGCCTGCACGATCTGCGGTATGCTTCCCGCAAGCGCTTCAACAATGCCGGTCACGATTTGCGGAAGCGCCGCCACAATGGCGGAAATAATCTCCGGCAGCGCCGTGACGAGCGAGGTTAACAGCTGTATGCCCGCATCGATGATCTGCGGGACAGCGCCCAGGAAAAATGTCACGATGCCCGTTATGATGGCGGGCAGCGCCTCAATCAGAACGGGAACGGCGGAAAGGATGCCCTGCGCCAATCCCGTCACCAGCTGCAAAGCGGCATCAAGGAGCATCGGCAGGTTCCCGATTAAACCCTGAGCAATCGTTACAATCGCCGAAACGGCCGCGGGCAGCAGAGAGGGCAGCGCTTCGCCGATTCCCTGCACGAGCGCGGAAACGAGCTGAACCGCCGCCTCGATGAGCAGCGGAAGGTTCACAATCAATGCGTTGACAATCGTCATGACCGCCTGCACCGCCGCCGGAATGAGCCCCGGCAGAAGACTAAGAAGCGTGGTCAGCACCTGTGAAAACAGATCCGCCGCCGTCTGAAGCAGCGTGGGCAGAAGTTCCGCCGCCGCTTCAATCAGGGCGCCCGTCGCCGCGGGCAGGGCCGATACGATGTTCTGAATTACGGGCGTGACGTTCTTTAGTACGTCCCTGAACGCCCTTGCGACATTTCTGGAAAGCTGCGCCATGTCCGCGTTGGCATCGCCGAATCCCACCAGAAGGTTTTTCAGCGCCGCCCGCATCGATGAAACGGAGCCGGAAATGGTGTGTTCCGCCTCCTTTGCGGTCGTGCCTGTGATGTCCATGCCCGTTTGAATGACATGAATGGCTTTGACCACATCCGCATAGGAGTCGATGTTGTATTGAACGCCGGAGATGGCCTGTGCGTCGGCAAGCAGACGCTGCATTTCGCTTTTCGTTCCGCCATAGCCCAATTTCAAGTTGTCAAGCATGGTATAATTCTGCTTGGCAAAGCCCTGATAGGCGTTCTGGATGGACGCCATGTCCGTTCCCATTTTATTGGCGTTGTCCGACATATCCGTGATGGCCATGTCGGCGTATTCCACAGCCTTCCGGGTATCCCCGCCGAGGGAGGCAATCAGGCTGGCGGAGAAGCTCGTCACGGTTTCCATGTAGTTATTCGCCGACATGCCGGACGTTTTGTATGCGTTTGCCGCATACTGCTGAAGCTTCTGCGAGGAATCCTTGAACAGGGTATCGACGCCGCCGACTAACTGTTCATAGTCCGCATAGGCCGATATGACCTCTTTGCCAAGCTTGACAGCCGCCGCGCCCGCCGCAGCGGCGACAGCGCCCATGGCGGCGCCGATTCCCTTTAATATGGAGCCGAGCTTGGAAAACTTGCCTTCTGAATCGTTCGCCGCGTTTCCGGCTTCGGTCAGTTCTTTTCCCAGGTCGTCAGCGTTTGCCGCCGCATCGTCCATTTGGGCGGACATGCCTTTGATGGCGTTCTCGTTTTCGCCGTATTCAGCGTTCGCTTTCGCCAGTTCGGCGTTATTGGCTTTTAATTCGCTTTCCATCCCGTTCAGGGCGGCCTTGGCGTTGTTCAGCTGAATCTGCCAGTTTTGCGTTCTGCGGTCTGTTTCGCCGAAGGAATCCGACGCATTCCGGAGCGCGGAACGCAGGGTATCGATTTTTTGTTTCTGCGCTTCGATTTCCCTGTTCAGCACATTGTTCCGCGCGGACAGCGCCTGCACGGACTTGTCGTTCTTGTCAAACTGCGAGGAAACCAGCTTCATTTCCGAGCCTAAGACCTTGAACGACTGGTTGATGTCGGAGAGCGCCCGCTTAAATTCCTTCTCGCCCTCTATGCCGATCTTCAGTCCGAAATTATCAGCCATGCGTGTTCACCTCCTTCCTTCGTCCTTTCAGCTTTGTGGGGGTCCCTATATTCCATCAGGAATCACATCATCTATCGTGAGATGCTGTTTCGGCCTTGAAATGCCGTTCCACTGCTTGTGGCACTCTCACAGATCCATCAGCAGACCAAACGGCATCAGCCAGAATTCATCCTGCGGCAGATGCAGCTGGCCGATGCCGAAATATAAAAGCCGGGTAAACAATTCCTCATCGCTTACCCGACTTATGCGTTTTTTGACTCAGGCTCGCTTTCCATGTTCCGTTTTGTGCCTTTAAGCATTGCGTCCATGATCGCGTCCTTGTAGTCCGCAAGTTCCATGGGCGACGTGAGGAGTTCGACCTCATCCGTCGTCAACTCCGGCTTCTTATTGTCCGGATGTTTGAGGTTATGCACAAGAATACTCTGGTTGCACAGCAGCGTAATGAGCCACACGATTTCATCCAGCGCTTTTTCGAAGTTCTCCGACTGCATCAGCTGATCGCCCAGGTTCTCCAAGCCGCCAAAGCGTCCCGCGATCTCCTTTGTCGCCCTGGTGGTGAGGAGCATCTCATGCGCCTCGCCGCCGATAGAAATAATCGCATTTCTTTCATCCATGGTTCTTTCCTCCAATCGTTAACCGGCGGAAACGGCGAAAGCCGGTTCATAGACCGTCTGATACCAGCCGCTGATCGTTGCGGCGGATACGCCCGTATCGTCTTCCGATACTTCCGCTTTCCAGGGATGTTTGCCCTGTGCGTCCGTCTTGTTTCTGCGAAGCACCGTGCCTTCAATGGACGGCGTTGAGAACTCAATGCTCTCGCCCTTGGTCGTCAGATTGGTGGCGGGAATGCCGAACTTTACCCGGTAGAGCCAGAAATAGCGGTACTTGCCGTTTGCTTTCTTTGCACGAAAGCCGATCGCTACGGGATCGCCGCCGTCCTCCGATGCGGAGACCAGCACCTTGTTGTCGTCGATTTTCGCCCCGGTCAGCGTTTCCGCGACCGCCGTTCCAATGTTGTCCACGCCCAGGGTCAGCGTCCCGCTCTGAAACTCCTTCACAACTTCCGCCGCGCCGTCGTCCGCATAGAGCGTCGCTTCCGCAAGCTCTACGGACAGTTCCGCCGTCATCGCTTTAGCCAGCGGCACGGGCGTTTCGTAGGTTTCGTTCCCTTCGGCATCCTCCGTGATTTTTGCATAGTACAATTTATCCAGGCCGATTGTCGCCATAGTGATTCCTCCTTATCGGACGTATTCTTTCGCCACGTCCAGGCTGTAATGATAGTATCCTGTGTCTGCTTCAAGGTCTAAAAACCTCCGCTCTGTAATGATGAAATCCCGCTCAAGCAAAGCGTCCGTCAGCTTCCTTTTCCAAAGAAGATAGTTTTCCTTGCAAAAAAGTGATATGCGGATTTCTTCCGTCTCCACCAGCGGTTTGTTGTCGGCATAGAAGAGTAAATCGTCGTAAAGCGGCGCAAAGACCAGATAGGTTTCAGGAGCCTTCTTTTCAAACGTCACGGCTCCCGAAGGAAGCCCTAAACCTTCCGCTATTTGTTTCAGTTCTGCCAATGCACTCATAGATCAAGCTCCTTTTTCAGTGTTTCCTCCATCGCTTGAACGGCAGGCTTTCTTGCTTTCCTTCTTGCCGGCTTCATCCAGGGCTTTGCTTTCTGACCGGATTTCCCGTACTCCAAGACCTGAGCTTTCAGTGCATTCGGCACGCCTTCCCGGTCGATAGAGTCTCCGACACCTACCCGGATATTCCATTCGCCGTTTCGATCCTGCAAAGCCGGGGTGATGCCGAGGCTTCTTAAAAGATCGCCCTTGGAGCGGGAAGGGTACTTGGTATCTTTTCCGATCCGGCCTTCAAGGTTTGCTTTCATCGCCGAGAGAACGACCTTGCCGCCGCTTTGCAAAATCTTAGGAGCAGCTTTGTCGAAGCGGTCGCCGAGTTTCGAGAGCTTATCCAAGAACTCATCCGGCATTTTTATTTCACACTTAGCCATCTTTTACCATCCCTTCCGTATCGACTCTTTCAGCCAAAATCTCCCAATAGAGCCCTTTCCTTCGGATGTCTTCCACGGAAAGAATGTTGTGCCTGCCGTCTTCCGTCACCACGACGCAGCGGGTATCGAGTGTGACGCTGGGAATCTTTCTGATTCTAAAAAGCGTCGTTGCCGTAGAAAAAAGACTTCGATTCTTCCAGGTCTCACTCCCGTAGCGGTCTTCCCGGTAAGCTCGGACACTTGCAAGAAGTACATCACGCTCTACTGGAAAGCCGTCCGGATCCGTTTCCTGTTCTACACGAAAAAGCTCAATGAAGTGATTTAGTTTAATGCTCATAGGATCACATCCTTATCGCCCTGAAGAAGCAGCTTAACCGTCTCCCAGACCTGCCTTGCGGCTTCAGGAGAGTCGGAAAAGAAGCCGGCAGTAGATCCGTCCCTTGATTCATAGAAGAAACTTGCAAGGACAATCACGGCCTGCTTGGTACTCTCCGTCATCGGATGGCTTAGATAGTAATCCGGCCCTTTTTTCTGGTATCCCTCTGCATAGGAAATCGCAGAGGAAAGGCAGCGGAGCATGAGGGGATCGTCCGCATCATGCTCCACCACCAGATTTTCTTTTAACGGATAAAGAA